ACATCGGAGACGACGATCGCGAGCGTCTGGAAAATGACAATCGCAGCCTTGACCGCCGCGCCAAGAACGGTCGTGATGACTTCTACCGCTGTCTCGTTCTTGAAGATCGCCTCAAAGGCTTCTTGCACCTGAACGAGCACAGGGATCAACTGCGCAGATTGGACCTGGGCAAACTGCTCAAACTCAGCCTTGAGCTTCGCTTGGGCGTCGGCGTAAGCGTCGGCCTGGTCGATCTGCTGCTGAGTCAGAACAGTTGTCCGGCCGCCCTGCTCCTCAAGCGCCTTGAAGACCTTGAGCTGCTCTGCTCCAGTCTTGCCGAACAGCGCCATCGCGACAGCACTCTTTTCCGAGCCGTCCTCAAACTTGGCAAACGCCTTCGTCAGGGCGTCGATTCGCTCGACTGGATCGAGCGCTTTGAACTCTTCGATCGACAGACCAAGGGCAACCAGAGCAGCGCCGGCCGCCTTGGACTCATCGTCAACGCCAGTCAGGCTCTTGGTTAGCTTGAGGCTGGCGTTCGCGATCTCGTCGACGGAAGTCCCGGCAACAGCGGCAGCGACCGATAGGGACGCCAGGCTTTCGGCACTAGCCCCGGTGGTTTCTTCAAGATCCTTGAAGTTTGCGACATTGCCGATCTGCTGGTTCAGAACAGCAAACGCAGCGACGCCGGCAGCGCCGATCGAAGCAAGCGCGGCGGTGGCGATGTTGGCGGCGCCGTCGAACGCCCTCTCGATAGCCTGGGCACGCTTCTTGGCCTCGCGCTCAGCTTTATCTAGGCCGGCTGTGTAGCCACCAATGCGGGCAACCAAATCCAAGGTAAGGGTGCCGAGGCTGCGCGCTGCCATTACTTGACCCCCCGAACGCCGAGCAGCTTCGCGACATCAGAGATGTCGGCCTCTACCACGTCCTTGTGCATCATGAAGTCCTCAAACTCAGCCTTGCCGCCGAGCGCTCGATTGATCTGCGTCGCAAGCAAGGCGAAACCGCTCTCCAGTCGCATGCCCCAGTTCAACGAGCCACGTCGGCGGATGTACTCAGCCCATGCCATGGCTTCTTGGTAGGACATGCGGTCCTTGGCCTCTTCAACCGTCCTGCCGCCGACTCCGTGCAGCACAAGCTCGTGCCACAGCTCATCGGCGGCCGTCAGTTTTTTGGCTTGGCCCCGTTGACCTCGTTGACCGCCTGCGCAAACACAGCAGCCAGCCCCGGGTCAAGTTGGTAGGCGTCCTCGTAGCTGATCCGCTCCTTGCCGTTCTCACCAAGGAAGATGCATTCGGAGATGAACTTGGCGGACTTGCTTTGATCGCTGTCGCCGGAGAAGAGCTTCTCCATGGCACCGAAGCTCTGGCGCTTCACGTAGATCGTGAAGGCCAGTTCCTCGTCACCCCGCTTCCAAGTCACATCCTTGGCGACCAGCTCAGACGGGACGAACCCACCCTTGGCCTTCAGCTCGGCGAGCTTCATGCCTTCGGCACCAGGACCGGGAAGCCACTGAGCTGGATCGAGACAGTCGAGGACACCACCGTGTTCAGCGCGAAGTCGAACGGCAGGTCGGAGATGTAGCCGTTGAACACGATGAACGATCGAGTCGCGGGCGTGTTGAAGGTCGCGTTGGTGTCGACCGTCGGGCTAGCCGTACCGTCGGACCATCCAAGCGCCCATTCGAACTTCGTGCCGGCGACGTACAGCTCATGGAGCCGGACGTGCGAAGCGTCGGAGGGATCGAAGTTGATGCCGAAGGTGGCCGCCCCGGGAGTGGCGAGGCCGCTTTCGTAGGTCCGCGCGTCGTCACTGAGACAGGTTGTCTCGATCTGGTCACGCGCAGCCGTCAGGCCGCTGATGGTGGTAACGCAACCGACTTCGGTGACGAGATCGGTCGCTGGGTCGATGAAGAACAGTTCACTGCCCTGGGTCTTAACGGCCATGATGTTTCCCTTCAGAAACGAAAAAGCCGCCCTGTAGGCGGCTTGGTTGCGAAAGCTCCCGGCTTATCGACGGGCAATAAAAAAGCCCGCACGCGGCGGGCCTTGATTGAGCAATGGGTCTCTTAGATCAGATAAATGCGCTTAGCGTTCTTCCTCAAGTTGTCTGCGGCCCATAACGGCCTGAGGTTAGGAAGGCCCCATGCAGTTTTCAACTTAGGGTCGTGTTCGCCTTCAATCTGAAACGCAGACAGCGGAACAATGTGATCAATGTGCCATTCGCCGAAATTCCTCCAGCTCATGCCGGGCAAGAATTGCCGCTCAATATGAGATATCAAGTCATGCACAGAATAACCGAAGACTTCGTTGGTTCTGGCATCGTCCTTTCGAACAATGCACCTTCTCAATACAGTCCTCATCCATGCCTTGAGCCTGAACTCCGGATTGTCTTTGTTGCGTCGCCAGTGAGAAGAGCTATAGGCTGCAGCCTTCTCAGGATTACGAAGATGAAACTGCTTGGCAACGCTCCTTCGCAGCTCACGATTCTCTTCGGACCATCTCTTGGCTCTTGCGTTAACGCATACCTTGCAGCGATAACCTAAGCCGCCCTTGGCCTTTGAGTCCTTGTAAAAACTATCACAAGGTTTGTACTCAAGGCAAGTATTGCAGCGAAGCGCTCCGTCAGCAATCTCTCTGTACGTGTACGGCATGTTCCTATCTTGCCGTAATCCAATCAGATTGGAAAGAGAAGCGATGTGACATCGTGTCGGGGTCTACGGACTCCCCGAGCCAGGATGTGATGTGGCAGTGCGGCTCGATCGCGTCACGGATCGCCTGAGCCACATTGCGAGCGGTGTTTGCGCCCGAGGAGTCGGGCGATGCGTACACATCGATCTGGATCGAGAACGTGTCGATGTCGGGCGTGCTGCCCAAGTAGTTCTCGGGGGCTCCAAAGACTCGTTGCCAGACCGCATAGGGCTTCTGGACGTTCTGCGGAGCGAGACCGAACTGATAGAAGCGGACGGGGTTGGAGCCGAGCAATGCCTTGACCGCCGTCGATGCGGCGACGGCAGGGAAGACAGGCGGATACATCAACGACCCTTCTTGATGGCGCGATCGATCGCCTTGCCGTACTGGCGGATGAACTCGTCTGTCGCGGCTTGAGCGGATTGCTCGCCAGCAGGACGCATGAACGGACGAGCAGCCATGTTCTCGGTGCCGAACTCCAGCAGCCGCCAGTGCGGCGTTGGGGACTTCGCGCCCTCATCTGGGTTGCCCTTGACGGTGACCTTGGCCCCGCCCTGAACACCAACGCGGAAAGCAAGGTCACCAGTTCTCTTGAAGAGGCGGTTGTTCCACTTCTCGGTGATGTTGTCGGCGATCTTCCGGCCCGTCTCGGCGTCATCCAAAGCAGCCGCGGCTTCCCGGGCTCTGTTCCTGATGACCTGGGCAGCCTTCCTCAAAGCGAAGCGGCCAGCCTTGTAGCGGGTTTCGTACTTCAGCGCATCGAGCTTGGCAACGAGAGCGTCAACGCCGTTGAGTTTCACGTCAGCCATTCATTTCCTCCATCTCGCGAAACCAGTCTTTCGAGCGGCGCGCGTTCTGGTAGTGCTTGAAGCGAGGTATTCCTGCGGTCCAGTGAAGCACCTTCGCGCTCGTGTCGTCTTGGCCCTCGTCGATCAGGACGTTCCAAGAAGGATCTAGTTCGCCGATCTCGTGATCCTTCAGGTTTGACAGCGTGAGCCAGTGAATCGGAGTAGCGGCCTTGACGACTTCGGGAACGACTCCCATCCACGCCGGGTGGTCGCAGTTCATCAGCATCACGCTCGTCCAGTTCTTCCGGCGGTAGTTGGTCTGGTCGCACTCCATCTGCGTGCCGATGTACTTGCGTTCGTGCTGGCTTTGATAGTCAGGGTGCTTGACGACTTGGACCGCGCAGGCCGGATCGAAGCAGTCAGCAAGTTCCTTCACGTCGGCCAGCATCAGCATGTCCGATGCGTCCATGAAGATCGCTCGACCCGTGAAACCAGAGAGGTACGGGACGAGGAAGCGAGACAGAGTGAAGGCGTTGGAGCCACCCAAACCTGAGACCGGGATGAACTCCACGGGGATCGATGCGCGCTTGATGACCGAGTGGACGAACGTGTGAAATCCGATGGACTCTCGACGGTCGTAACCACAGAACAGTTTCATTTCCAGACGACCGCGAGCTTGGACATGCCGCCGTGCTTGCAGCGATCTCCGATCGGGAGGATCTGAACCTTCATCGTCTTGGCGAGTTCGTCGACAAGCTGATTGGCGCCGTACTTCGTCAGATCGGGGATGCCCTTATCTTCCACGTAGTAGTCATCGAACACGACGCACTTCGCTTCCTTGACGGCTTCGTAGTCGCTGCGGATCGCATCCACCCGGTGGTCACCATCGATGAATGCGAAGTCGCACGGTAGTTTGGTTCCTGCTAGCGTCTTCGTGGTGTCGCCGACGATCAAGTCAAAGGTGAAGCGGCTCTTGATGCTTGAGAGTCTTGCCCTCGCCTGGCTCTCGCTCGGCGGACCTTTCCCGTTCAATGCGTCCTGTTGAAACTGCTCATCACCCAGACCGAAGATGTCGCAGCCAATGTAGTGAACTGAGGCTTGATACCTGAGCGCTTCCTTGCAGAGCTTGTAGGCGCGAAGAGCTTTGTGCACCCCGATCTCTACTATGATCTTCGGCTTGACCTTGGAGACAAGATCAATCATCTGCTCGTATCGTTTTGCCACTCAGCGACTCCAGTAGGCTTCAGCCCGTTTGATCTTCATGTCCGAAGGAAGTGACTTACCTCGGTCCTTCCTCTTGCCCTTCAGGTGATCTAGCTTTTCACCCAAGGGGCCGTTGACAAGCGGGTGGCCCGTCCTCTCGGCATCACCAGATAGGGATACACACTTCAGGCCCGCGGTCTTCCTGACTTCCTCGATCGCCCATGAGTCGTGCCACTCGGCCAGATCGAAGAGCTTGTCCGTCTTGTAGAGATCAACGATCTCTGCGTTGAACCGATCGCAGGCACCTTTACGGAACATCATGAATCCGCACTCCGGGTACTTGCCTTCCCGCTTCAGGTAGGCAAAGTCCGCATCGCCGATCAGAGATCTGAGCCACTCTTTTGTCACGGGCGCGTGAGTCACACAGTCGGCGTCCATCCATATCAGGATGTCATCGGCAAGCTCGTAGGCCAACTCGATCGCGGCCACTTTGTGAGCGAACCGCACAGCATCAAAGCGATAGTTGTCTGTCGGCCTGTGTGCGTGGCGAGCCTTGAAGTCAGAGAGCCATGACGACTCATCCTCTAGTAGCTCATCGGTGTAGGCGGCCAGCGGCGTATCCCAAAACTGTTCGAACGTCTCAACGCACCGCTTCGCGTACACATCCCAATGCCGCTGGGCGTAGGTCGTGACTACAAGCACATCTGTTCCTTCAGGTAGGCCCAGCACTCGCCGGACTCCATTTCTTTGTGCGTCCACTGAAGCCACGCAACGTCAGCAAGAAACTGTTCCCTGCCTTCAAGTCTTGGAGGGTTTTTGATCTCGCCCAACTTGATGCTGAATGCCGCTGCGGCCCCCGTCTCGCAGTACACCGGAACACCAGCCACGAGAGCATCAATGGCTGTATTCGAGTGGTGCGTAACGATGACCTTGGCCGTACTCAATGTGTCTTCGATCGGGCCGCAGTCAAACCGCGTTCCTGAGATCGGTCTGGCCTCTAGATCTCGCGGCTTCGGTCGGTATGCGACCTTGTGACCGCTGAGCCGGCGGGCCATCTCGGTTTCCCACTGCATGTAATCGAAGCCGTGATCCCTGCAGGCTTTCCGACTAGACCCGGCGATAACGATCTCGTCACCGTCTTTCCAAGGCTGGATCTTGATGCCTAGGTTTTGAAGCGGAGGAACTTGTGTCCTTGCTTGACGTAGCTGTCCGGGCTCCACCCGCCCACTGTGAACCGGTAGTACTCGCCTCGATTCCAATAGCCCATGTCCGCGTATGCGAACTTCGGGAACCTGGCGAGTACATCCCTGCACTTCCACCCCCACACGATCCCGACATCGCCGTTGGGGGCCGTCCTTCTGACATCAGCGATGACCGCTGAGTCTCCGTGGCGCCTGATCCCTTCGTACATCGAATCAGCGATTCGCCTGTATCTTTGGAGGCGAGGATTCGTCAGGCAGACGACCTTAGTAGCCAATCGAATGCCTCTCCGCTTCTGATTTCATCCAAGCTCCACTGAGCCCAGGCTAGTTGCCTGAGCATGTCCAGCCGGCCTTGGTCTGTGTTGTCCTGTTCGCCGATCCAGTTAGGCATATGAGACTCGACGGGGATGCCCCACATCAAAGCCTTGACCGCCGCACCACTACCCCAGGTGATGACCCGGCCGCAGTCCTTCAGGTCTTGCTTGAGATCGACCGACTGATGCCGTCCTGGGTGCTGCCTGATCCGGCCGTGGAAGTGATTCCCCCAGCCTCTTGGCATCGCGATACCCGGAGGTCCGATTCCCCTTTGAGGCAGGATCACCGTTTCGCCGAAGGTTCTCCACGGGTCAAGCTCCACGCCGAGCCTATCCCATCTTTCAGAATCGCCGTGCCTGCACTTGACGTTGTGAAAGCCTTCTTGAATCTGATACCACCGACCGCCTTGGAAGTCGTTGCCCCACGTCGCGTTCTCGGCAACCAAGATGCGGTCGGCCTTGACGCTGTTAGCAGTCCCTATCCTGTTCCACGTCACGAACAGCTCGCACCGACTCGGCGTCCCTCGCTCGACTTCGTAGCCGATCCGCCTCAGACCTTCGATGAAAGCCTGTTGCCTCTCAGGAACCGTGTACCGGAGATTCAGCCAAGCAATCTTCAAGCGCGGCCCTCGGATACACGTCCAATGCTGAATCTGGCGTGCAGTTAATGATCTGCACGCCTCTCGGCTGGTAGTTCTTGAACTGCCGCTTGAAGGCTTCCATGCGTTCAGGCTTGGTCGACTTCAGCGGCTTCGGGTGCTTCCCGAAAAAGTGATTCCCAGGGTCTTTCAGATCGAAGCCGCAGAGCAGCACTCGCCTCGCTCCAAGCTTCACGGCCACCATGATCCCTAACAGCCCTGAGTTCGTACCGGTGTCAACGTGCAGACGCTCGACCCCGTGGATCGCCCTGAAGTCAGGCATTGCACCGAACTTCAAACCGCTGAACGCCAGCGCCTCGGGATGCTGTTTCCACCAAGCAGAGTCTGTGCTTGCGAGAGCATCGGCCCAAGGAGCCAGTCTGTAGGCGTCCGAGACTGCGACGACGTTGTGCCCTCTGACAGAATCGGCGATCGACTGGTTCAGACTGGGACCGGTAGCCAGAACAACCCACACCACTAAACCTCTCCGGCTGTCAGTTGGCTCATAGCTGCACGATCTGGCCGTTTGAGATCGTCCCGTTATTGGCAGAGTTCACTTGCGCCGGCAGCGTCACACCAGTCGCCGAGGCGGAGTCCCACAGCTCTGCGAGGTTCGACGTGATGTCGGTTGCCGCAGAACCCAGGGCAGCGATCTCGAATCGAGTCACGCAATCCGACAAGCTCAGCGCGGCGGAGTAGACCCGAGCGGAGATGAATGCCATGCGCCCAGGGTCTGCCCACGCACCAGAGTTTCGCCATGCCCCGATGCCGGTCCGATGGCCTGACTGAGAGGTCATCGAGATCGCGATATTACGCTGCTTGACCAGCTTGCCGTTGACGTACAGGCGCCAGATGCTCGTGCCGTCAAAAGTGCTGATGACGTGCTGGGCCTTGGCGTACTTCCCAAGGACTCCGGTTCGCCATGCGGCATTCGCTAGCGGCGGATCGGAGTCGATCCTTGGTAGCGGAAGAACCATGTACTGAGGACCAGGCCAGCGCAGGGTGAAGTCGTCCTCATGCTTGAGAAACGTCCCCCACGAATATGCATTGTTGGTCGCCGCCGGCCCTGCGCCCCGGCCGATCAGTTGCATGTAAGGCGTGTCGCTTGCCGTAGCCGAGTAGTACGGAATACCGAACCACTCCACCGTCATGGCGCCCGAGATGTTGAGCGTGTCGTCAGACGTCCCGCAGTCGATCACGCTAGCGACATCCCGGCCCGGCAGATAGATCGCCTTCTTGCCCGAGGTGATGACAGCCGGTGCTGAGTAAGGAGTCCCACCGGAGCCACCGAACACCAAGGCTCGATACGTGATCGTGTTCAGGTTGCCGAATGTCGTTCCGAGCGTGATGGCGCTCGACGACAGCACGGGATCGCCAGCAACGGCAGCAGTTGCCCCCACTGGATAGGTCGCGTCCAGCGTGCAGATTCGAGCTTGGTTCCCGTTGGTCGCGTCGCTGCGATAGATGATCGCGAACTTTGCGTCAGTGACGGCGATAGTTCTGCCGCCAGAACCGTTCCCGGTCCAAGAGACGTTCGTGACGTTCGCCCCGTCAGTCAGGAAGAACAAGCCATCGATACCCTCCCCGAGACCGTTTGCAGAGTCGTACTGGTTAGCGTAGGTCTGACTGGACAGGGTGGCAGAACCAACCCCGAGCGTCGTCACCGGGTCCGTCGGCTTGGCTGTTGCATCCAAGAGGACAGAATCCAGAGCAGTCGCCCGGATCAAGCCGCTCAGCGTCGAATCTCGTTTGATGAGCGCGGCGATCGCAGACAAACCGCTTTGCAGGGTGATGACGTTGCCGTTAGCACCGTTGCCCATCCACGAGACGGCCTCGACATCGGTGCTCGTGTCCTTGCCGATGGCGCACCAGATGAAAGCTACACCGCTCGCAGAAACCTTCGTGTCGGTGCCGAGGTAGACATCAGATCCGTGAAACCTGATGCCGTTATTGAAACTGTCCTGGTTCGCAATCCCAACCGATCGACCGCACCACTGGCCCTCGATGTGCATGGCCGACTGAACCGCGTGGTTGCCCTTGATGAAGAAGGCGATGGGCTCGAACGGCAGGCTCAGGATGCGGCGGTTTCCGTCCGCGGTGAATGTTCCGGTCTGGATCAGCACGTCATTCCCCGATCTGGAAGTCGAAGGTGGCCGTGCCGCTGAAGCTGGCGTAGAAGCCGTCTATGCAGCGAAGAGGAGATGGCGAGAGCGTCGCCGACTGACCCGCTGAAAGCGTCCCCGTGTAGAGGACCGAGCCACTTGCCGTCCAAGGGTTGTCGTAGATCGTCAAGGTAATGTTGGAGCCTGCGATGCAGTTGATGCCGTCAAGCCGCCCTGGCGAGCCCTTGACGATCTGGGAAGCGGTGATTCGCAGCGCCGACCAAGCCGCTTGTATCCCTCCACCGCCAGCAGCAATCGCGCCTAGAAGCGCTGGCCTCATACCTGGCGGCCCATTGCCGTCTGGAATGCTTGCATAGCTGTGTAGTAGTCCGCGGCCTGCGTTTGATCCATGCCAGTGTCTATTCCGTATCCAGCCAACCGACTCCCGTTTTCCAGGAAACTCGCTGCCGTGCCTGCTGCGTTCTGCGCGAGCACGTAAAGCGCCGCGGCAGGGGTCGATGGTGTCTTGCTGGCTGTGCTTGTTCCGACGGAAACACCGGCCTTGAAGAGCCTCGCCGCGGTGGATGCTGTCCTGACACCGTGCCACAGCGTCGCGGTCAGGCCGCCCGTCGTTTGTGGGCAGTCACCCGGGCTCACGATGTTTTCGCCCCATAGGGAGATGACGCCCCCGGAGGTGGCGCCGGTGTCGCTCAGGTTCCCGCCGATGCGGTATATCTGGGTGGACCCGGCGTTACGCGATCCGATAGGAACGCGGGCCGTTGTGTTGCTCGTCTGCGTGGTCCTGAGATAGACAGAGAGCCCGCCTGTCGCCTCGGTTGGCGTGTAGCCTGTATTGATGCACTTGGTGCTCCCGTCGGTCTGCCAGCCCAGCGATTCGGAGTAGTCCCCCGACACCAGATTGATGTTCGTGTCGGTCGTTCCGCCGGAGGTGTTGACCAATGGAACGAAGGACGCATTGAAGTCGCCAACACACAGATTCAACCTGCGGAACAGCGTCCAGATGCTCGCGGCCTTACAAGCAAGAACGAACGTGTTGACTGCCGCCTGAGTGCCAGCAGAGACCGTGCCCGAGGCGGATGCAACGCGGGTCAGCCACGACTGAACATCGGTGTCTAGAGCGGCGCTACCGCCACCAGCAATCGCCCCCAGTATGGCCGGACGCATTTAGCTACCCGTCACGGCGTAGGTGTCTGCGCCAAGGTAGACCACGGCGAACAGAATGTTGCTTGCCTGCGCGCGAGTCAGCGTGCTAGTGCCACCGTTCAGAGTGACAGGGGCGGTTCTGGCGATCGAGGCGTTTCCTGATGCAGGAGGGCGAACCGCGACGCTGAAGCCCTCGGGGAGCCCGGGAACCATGGTGTACGTGTACGCAGCGGAGAAAACCAGCGTCTTGCCGTTGTCAGTCGCCAGCGCATCACGAGAAGCGCCGATGGTGACAACCTGACCG